TAATATACGTATCCACCTATAAGAACAGCCAGAGCTAGAAGAATATAGTTAAATGACATTTTCTTACGTTTCTTCTCTGTTTCTTCTATAATCCTCTCAGCCGTTTCTTTATTTGGGAGTTTATCAACACTCTGATGTAACATCTCTATCTTACCTATGAGGGCGTGTATAGCATCTAATATTTGAGCTTCCTTCGTTACAGGTTTTTCTTTATGATTTACCGTAGTCACTTCTAATACCATATACCACGCAGCATCCGGTTGTAATGTTCTATAATCACCGTCATCTTGTTGCTCATATATGGTAAAATTTAACTTTTGTATAGATATAGGGTTGAAATAATTTGTTTCACGGTTAAAGCTTTTCCACTGTTTGTCTCGTAGAACTATTCCACTACTTCCCGTGAAATGTCGTTCAAGCGGCACTCTCGCAAATATTCTCCCGTGGCGCTCATCCAGCATCTGAGCGACTTGCGGGACTTCTGGACAAACGATGTCTACGTATTTAGCCACGTTTGTGTTAAGTGTGGATGTATTTTCTCCCACTTGAGTTATGTAAAAATCTACCATCTTGACACCGAGAACTTTACTGTAGTCTTCGACGTGTGTGTTCGACGTGAGTGATAAATCTAATGAAAATGTATTGTTCGTCCCAGTGACGTATCTAGAATCCAATACGATGTATTGTACTTTTTTAGGTATATCGTATATCGATTCCATTCTACTATGTTCAAAGAAATAAAAAAACCTAAGTCGACCACAACTTTTCTAAAAATCAAGATGTCCGAAATCATGGAGACCCCGCAACTGACAGAAGTCGAGCTTCTTCGCGCTGAAATCGAAGTGCTCCGTAAAGAAAATGAAGAGTTAAAATCAAGAGTAAAACCTAAGAAAATCAAACCTATCAAGATCAAGTGCCCGTTTATAACTGCTAAAGGTGTACAGTGTCGCAAGTTTTGTGCGGAAGGGATGACTACATGTAAAGTTCATTCAAGACCACTCAAGGCACCAAAGGAACCCAAACCGCCGCGACCGAAACGCCAGGCTTGTACAGGGATCAATATTCGCGGAAATCCTTGTAGGCGGAAATGTTTGGATGGAAAGACCTTTTGTGAAAGACATGACCCGGATAATCCCATCGTCCCTAAAAAAACGAAGCGAGCGCTCAAAAAAGGCACACCCGAACACAACCATCTTCCCGGTGTAAATCCTACCACACGTTGTATGTTATGTGAGACACATGGTGACTTATTCGACGTGAGCGTCTGCAACGTTCAATATGTCGAAACACCCGGTGAAGATGGAATGACACTTAGTGAGCGTGTAGCCGAGTACGATAGAACTTAATGTATAAAAAAATAGTTGGTAATATAAATGTTCACACCCATTGGAAATATTATAGCTATAATGAGTATCATATTTGCTCCAGTATACGTTATAGATAAATACTTACCAAAAAAGCCAGAACCCATAACCCCTAAAAACGAAGAGTTCAATAAGCCTTTCGTGTTTACAGGGAGAAATAAATATTCGCCTAACTTCTCTAAAAACCATCCATGATCATACCATCTACATTGACAAAATTAAAGAATTGTTCCGTTCATATTTAAATGAAATACTGCACCGTGACATGTTATATGTCTAAAGGTCCAGAAATAGAGAGTAATAATCATATATGTGCTGAACGCAAACTTTTAAAACATTTATATAACGAATGTTTAAAGAGTGGATACAAACCCCATCAGTTTACATCATGGTTACATAGAAAATATGGTGAGTTAGTTGTATCGAGACGAACTGTATTCGGTGATAGTATATCTATGCCATGTGTGATATGTAGGAAATTTTTACAAAAACACGATGTTAGATGGACGGCCTACGATGGTTGTCAGTGGGTTCATAGTAAAAAAACGGGTGATTTACCAGTTTCTAGACCTACAAGAAAACAAATACAAACCTTGGGATTTTGTAATTGACCTAAGTTCGTGTCGAGATGGTATGAAAGTAAAACATGAATATCTTCTTTCTTTCATTAGACCCCAAAGAGATCGCAGAACTATCTTGTGACCAACATGTGATAAAAATTCAACTTGAAATCTGTCAGATGTTGTACACCGCGTGGTTCTATTCCGGTGAAGAGGATACTGTGCAAGCTAAAGCCCCATTCACCAAAACGAAGACTCGTAGGGGGTATAAACCCGCACACAAAAAGCATCCAATGACTATGTGGATCGCGTCGAGTTTACAAAATTATTTGTACGCGTGTGATATCGGCATTGCTTTGAGTGACGAATATACTAAGCGATACGGTAAAATTCATACATGCGCCGAACATTTATATTGGCTTCGTGATAACCACCCTTCGTTTTTCGAAGAACATATCAGTGATACGGCGTATTATTCAACTGAAGGTATTCCGGAGTGTATGCCAGAACAGTATAAGACCCCTAATGTGGTTGAAGCATATAAGGAATATTATATCAACGATAAGGCATCATTCGCGCGATATAAAACGGAGTGCCCATCTTTCATCAGGGAGTATGTAAACTAATCGTTACAGAAAAAATTCTTAATAATAGTAATGATCACCTTAGTGGTGACGATACTTTTGATCGTCGTGTTTTTATTTGTGACACGAAAACGACGATCGGAATATTATGAAGAGGATATTGAGATGGGTCCTTCAGAAGATGCACCGGTCAGACCTAGATCTCTTGTTCACAAACTTCTAAAAGGTGTCGATAAAATAGAAAAGAAAAGAACGCAAGACGTGATACTTCACGACGCTTTTTTGAAACAGGTGGATATGAAGGCTGCTAATGTACAAGGTACACAAGACGAAATTAAAAACGAAATACAAGAGAGTGTTGACGAAGAATTAAAATTTATCAAAAAGTATACAGGGTTGGTAGAGGATCATATTTACGAAAACCAAACGGCGCCGGATAATGAAATGTACGATGAAGTGGCAGAGGATGCCTACGACGGTTTACGGAAAAATATAAACACTCAATTGATGGTAAAGGGGCAAGAGTATAAAGAAAGGCAGATAAGTGAACTTGCTCTAAGAACGGAGCAAAGACAAGTAATGGATAAAGACGTAAAGGATACTACTATTTTAAAATCGGATTTGGGCGAAGGACTCCAGGTATTGGAAGATACTTTACCGAAGATAGAGGCCGACGCAAATGCTATAGACGCGGGTGATTTACCTACATCCGATTTGGGTACAGATGCGTTATTTTCTAGAGGTGACGAAGCTATTAACCAATCGTCACCGTTTACGCAGAGAATGGTTTCTTTATTCGCTAGTGCGAGTTTAGAGCCTGAAGATGGGTGGAACGATGGAAACGTCGAGGAAGTGGATGACACCGTTAATAGTACTTCACCCCAAGGTAGTAGACAAAAATTAATTCAATTTTCGGAAGTCGGTAACGTTTTTGAGGATTATTATGTCGCGCAAGATCCCGACGGAGCATTTCAGTGGGACGATACAAACTCCTTCGGAAAACCGTTAGTAAGAGATGAAAAAGATCCAAATCATGGTAAATGGATGAAAGAAAAGGTACAGATGAAAATTAGTTGTGGCCCGACATCACCAGGTGAATTTTTACTTGGCGATCCTCGAATGTATAATTATGGTTTATTGTACGGCGCTCGCCGCGATGGCCGTACTTATCAACAGGAAATGGATAGATGGAATACACAACGAGAAAGTTTTCCAAATGGCGCCTCACCGTTCGCACAGGTACAGCCCGGTCAGAAATTAATCAGCAGGGGTTTTAAGGGTCACGAATATAATCGTATAGATTCAATTTACGCAAAATACTTTATGTCAAGGCCCGAAAGAACACAACCTCAATGGAGTGGAAGTTGTGTGAAACCGATGTATGAAGCGACGTTCCAGGAGTGCTCCGACGCGTGTAAGGATAGTGACGAATGTTCGGCATTTTCTATAGACCCTATATTCGATACGGAACGTGGACACTATGCTATGCGTGGTATTCAAAGAAATGCGGGTACGGTGGCAGACGA